AGTTGGAAGGATAGCATTGAGTTCCTGTGTGTATAGATTGAAAACCTAATTCAACATTGTCGAGAGGAAGTTCAATACCTGTTTTGGTAACAGAAACAGGTTAGACACCACAGTTCGATGAGTGCTGTCTTAAAGAGTAGAACTTATCATCAACGAAAGGAGCGAAAGTGTATGTTGGTATATGTACTAAAACAAAATGGACAACCTTTCATGCCAACAGAACGCTTTGGCAAAGTTCGGAGATTATTAAAAGAAGGAAAAGCAAAGGTTGTTCGTAGAGAACCTTTCACCATCAGATTACTTTATGAACCTGAAACAGACGTGGTTCAGGAATGCTACTGTGGTGTAGATACTGGCTCAAAACATATTGGTATAGCAGTTGTTGGAAATGACAAGGTGCTGTATCAATCTCAAACAGAATTAAGAAGTGACATCAAAAAGAAGATGGACCGTAGACGTGCTTTCAGACAAAATAGACGTTTTAGAAAAACACGTTATCGTAAAGCAAGATTCTTAAACAGAAGAAATTCTATTAGAGAAGATAGACTACCACCATCAGTAAAACATAAGGTTCAAGCCCATATAGATGAAATTGAATTTTGTAGAAAGATTTTACCTGTTTCAGATTTAATCTTAGAAGTAAGTCAGTTCGATACAGCGTTGATGAAAAATCCTAGTTTAATCAATGAAAAAGTGAAACACTGGGGCTATCAGAAAGGTTTCAATTATGGCTATTCTTCAAGAAGAGGTGCAATCATTCATAGGGATAATTACACTTGCCAGTGTTGTGGAAAGAAGAATTGTAGATTAGAGGTTCACCATATTATCTTTAGAAGTAATGGTGGGACTGATGATGAAGAAAATTTAATTACTCTATGTAAAGAGTGTCATGACGGAGTTCATGATGGAACTGTAGTTCTGAATAAGAAACCTAAGAAGAATAAGAATTTGAAGTACGCAACTCACATGAGTATAATCAGAAGTTGGTTGTTGAGAGAATATCCTAACGCTATTGAGACTTTTGGGTTTGTTACGAGTGAAAATCGTAATCATCTAAAGTTAATGAAAGACCATTATATAGACGCTTGTGTTATTGCGAGTGGTGGTTTAGAATTTGAATCATCTGACGTAATTTATTATAAACGTAGAATGAGTAAGGGGGAATACCAACTCACAAGAAAAAATAATAGTAAAGAGTTCTTTTGTAAAGGAAAGATTTTGGGTTTTAAGTCGTTTGACAAGGTTGAATATTTCGGTGTAAAATGTTTTATTGGCAGTAGAAGATGTGGTGGGATTGCAACACTTGTAGATATTTTTAAAAATAGATTATATTTTTCTTATTTACAAAGGGGTTATAAATCACCTAAAATGGAATTGTTAAAACGAATTTCATCGAGAAGAACCTGTATAGTACACACAAAATATGTTGGAAATCAACACATATAGATAGCCACATGTCAGTGTGTCGGTTTGATGCGAATAGCCAAAGAAGATGAACGTCTGAACGCATCATTGCAACAGTTGTAACTCATTTAGTACGTTCCTAGATGTAGTTAAACCAGTTAGCAAGTCAAACAAGTCCTGTATGAGCGATGGAATATCGCAGTTGTTAGCAAATTATGGTTGCGAAACCATGGCTGTGCATAAAATCAAAGTCTAACGAGTGGGCAGACAGTCAAAAAGAAGGCACGAAAGTTGGGCGTGCATAAATAAAGTCCAACCCATACATGTGTAGTTTCAAGACATGGTAAAACACTCTATTTCTCTGAAAATAGAGAGAAGTTGGTTCAACACCAATCACATGTGCCAGAGTTCGTTCCACAGCGAACTCCGTTAATTAAGTCACTTGTAATTGTGGTAGGTGATGTGTAGGTAATACCTAAATGGTATTACCATTTTATTTTCTATTTATGTATTCTGTATTGACATGTTTTAAACAACTATGCTATAATTAAAATCGTAAAGGAGAACTCTTGCTATGAAAGACACAGTTTCTAAGTTTAATAGTGATGTACTTAACTTATCACGCGAAATGCGAGATAAAGCTTCTGAATTAAGAAAGGAAGATTTACTGGTTGATTTCTTGAAACAATTAGGTTTTGAACATGATTGGGGTTTTTGGAGATATAGTGGAGAGAAAAACTCCTTATCTCTAATGATGGTAAACGATTATATTGAAATTGACTTGTGTATGGGTAATGACAATAGATTCAGCCCAGGCAGAATGTTTAAACTTATTGCAAGTTCTTTATATACGAATACTATTACCGATGACAATATTGAAACAGTTAAAGAAGATATTAGGGATATAGTTGAGAGCTTTAAGAAACAAGAAACACCAGATTACGTCATTAATCGTTTCTCTTGCTTAGATGATTTTGAATTGGTTGTAACTCTCACTAATAAGGATGTTGATATGTTTGAGTGTATAGAAAAGGTAAAACCATTAGCAACCAATAGACATTTCATCATATTTGATACTGCCATTTATGGAGGTTTAGATGGAGATAGATTCCTCGTAAAAGGTATTATAGATGGTGAAATAGTTGATGAACTCCTTGTACTATCAGTAAGTGAAGATTGCAACTTCTTTAGTTATACTGAAGTCGATGGATGTAAGACTATCCACGGTGAATATGACTTAATAAAGCAGTTAAATTTACGATTGAAGAGGTGGAAAGATAATAACTTCTTTCAGTGTGATACATCAAACTTAGATGATATTGTTTCTAATGTGAATATTAAAGATATAGACTTTAAACATCCAGATTATAGTGTTATGAGATTTTAAATGTGAAAGGAAATTTAAAAATATTTTTCACAATGGTATTGACAAGTTAATACTGTTATGATAAACTATAGATAGTAGTTAAAGACACTACTTTAAAAAAGAACTCAGGTTGCTCCCCAACTTCAACCGTGCTAGAAAAATAGAGTTGGAATTGAGCATAAAAGAGACACCTTGGGGGTGTTTCAATAGAGAATACCTACGTACGATGTTCCAACAAAGGAGTAGTTGTTCTCTACTGAAATATCATCATTGAAACCGATGATATTTTCCATAAATGGTTCGAAACATTTTAAAAATAAGATTAGGAGTAATTAACCTAGTCCCCCTGTATTGAGTAATGGTTTTAATACAGATATATAAGAACTCGATTAGACGCAGGCGCCGGTTCGATGCCGGCTATGGACACAGATGAGCCCTATAGTTTAGTTGGTAGAACGCAGACAGGAGAGTTTAATATATATGTTGGTACTGGTTGTTTAATTAGTTAGTTCGATTCTGACTGCTGACAAATCCAATAAATATTTATACTTTATTACTAAAGGCTATTGACTTTTGTAGTTGGGTATGATATAATTATGGATGTAATGGTGGCTTTGTGTGTTGTACCGATAAAACAACATTCATCTTAGGTAGCAATCAGCAAACAATATAAGAAAACTATTTTGGTAAAGTTTAATATTAAGCTATCTAGTTCTATAGTTCTGAGTGCAACTTAAAAACACTTAGGAGCGGCACAGTCTTGGTAATAGAGTTCATGGTGGATAGGATACCATGAATGTTCCCTAAGTAGTTGCCAATTTAGTGATGGAGGCATTGCTAAAATTTAGGTGGTATCAGCAAACAAAAATTCTATTAGGTAAAGAATATAAAAACCATCTAGTCATATTAAATTGTGGGTATTGTATAACGGATTTATTATTTTCGGCTTCCAACCGAACGATGTGGGTTCGACCCCCACTACCTGCTCCATATCGGTGTGTAAGTTAAATGGTTAAACGACTTCAAGGCGAGTGAAGAGATTACACGTTCGAATCGTGTCGCATCGGCTAAAACTTAGGTTGAGAACAGCAAACTTAAAAGGAAAAATGCCAATTTTCGCAAGTTAGGTACATCAATTTCGGTGTAGGAAGAGATAACTTCCAATAAATCTTCAACCTAGTCCTCTATAGTAAAAAGAAAGGGAAAAACATTATGTTATTAACAGTAAGAACAAATTCAAAAAATTTATATGCCATTAATCATAGTGTTTTTGACATGCCTTTTTGGTATGAACTTAAAGATAGGGGTAGACTGTATTAAAAATTAAAGATATAACTAGACTAAAAATAGGAATATTAGGTTTTTGATACAGGACAATCCATTTAAGTTGGTTGTCCTTTTTCTTTTAGAAATTGGGGGAAGGAGTTGCAAGGAGTGACTATCTGTTTTGCAAACAGAACATCAGATGGATTCGATTTCCATTTCCTCCACCTAAAATACCCTCGTTGCCAAGTGGATAAGGCAACGTTCTTCTAAAGCGTTAATCGTGAGTTCGACTCTCACCGAGGGTGCTAAAAATAAGTGAGTTTGAAATCTCACAGACAAAATTCAAATTTGGGTGTGTAGGGCAGTGGTTTTGTCCCATCTTCCTGTCACGAAGAAACATGCGAGTTCGATTCTCGTCACATCCGCCATATGCACTATTAACTCAATAGGGAGAGTACTTGTCTTACAAACAAGAGGTTGGCAGTTCGAGTCTGTCATAGTGTACCATATATGCTGGTTTAGTATAACGGTATTATAAATGACTTGTAATCATTAGGTAGGTGTTCGATTCACCTAGCCAGCACTAGAGTTAGTAAGTTCTCTTTAAAAACTTAAAGTATTTGGGGTAATACAGCGTAATTGGAAGCGTCCCTGATTGTAACTCAGGTGTCCTCGGATGTTGGATGTTCAAGTCATTCTTACCCCACCATATTGCTAGGTAATTCAATGGTAGAAATTAGTCCACTTACGACTATATATGTGAGTTCGATTCTCGCCTTAGCGCCCATGCTCTCATAGGCAAGAGGTTAAGCCATACGACTTTCACTCGTATATCACCAGTTCAATTCTGGTTGGGAGTACTCAGTTTCAATTCCTGTCTGAATTGATTAAAATGCTCACATACTCAAGTGGCTTAAGAGAGCGGTCCTGAAAACCGCGAGGTCGATGAAAGTCGGTGCAGGAGTTCAAATCTTCTTGTGAGCGCCATGCTTCTGTAACTCAACAGTAGAGTAATCAGCTTTTAACTGATAGGTCGCTGGAGCGTCACCAGCCAGAAGCACTATATATACCAGTATATGCTCAAAAGTAGAGGGTTGTCTTGATAAGGCAAAGAATTGGGGGCAGTACCCAATACTGGTACTAAAGTTTTATATGTTCTTTCTAAAAACATATTATCAATATCTGCGAGTGGGAAAGTTTGGTTAATCCGCGTCCCTTGGAAGGATGAGGTCGCAAGTTCAAATCTTGCCTCGCAGACTATATTGGGAACATAGTACAAAGGTAGTACAGTTGAGGTACAAAATGGGTATTATATATTGTCATAAAAACAAGATAACTGGAAAATGTTATATTGGACAAACACATAGGACGTTAGAGAATAGAATTGGAACAAAACCAGAAGTATCTTATAAGAATAATAAGTCATTCAGTTCAGATATTCTTAAATATGGTTGGGATAACTTTGATAGTTTTGTATTAGAAACTGTGGATGATGATAGTATGTTGAATGACCGAGAAACATATTGGATAAACAAAGTTAGAGAAGAAGCCAGTGTATATAATAAGCATTCAACAGGAACAAACAATGCAAAGTCAACCCCCTTAGTAGCCAATAAAATCTCGCATAAAGATATAGATATTGTAGCAGAAAAATTTAATGCAGGATTGTCTATCCGTGAGATTCGTCAGTATGTTGGGTTGTCTGTTCTAAGTATTAAAAAGATTTTATTAAATTTAGGCTACAAAATACCTGATGTTGGGAATTTAGGAAGTTTCACAAAACTCTTAAAAGAAGAACGAGAGAAATTTATGACATCTATTAAGTGTCCAGTTTGTGGTAAACACTATTTGCCTTCACACGATATGCGACACTTAACATGTGACACAGATTGTAAGGCTAAATATTCAACACTTAGTCAAGAGCAGAAAGAAAAAATCAAAGAATTGGTCTCAAAAAATCACCTCGCATATAACGAGTTCATGTCTGAACTGAATGAGAAAAAGCGTCAACATCGAGAGTGTGCTGAGAATAGAATTAAAGAGTTGAAAATTGGTAGAGCAAAGGTAATAACCGACTCATTTAATTCAAGAAGAAAAACAACAAAACAGTGTAAGACAGTAAAGCGTGATGTGTATGTTCCTAAGCATACAGCAGAAGAACGATATTGGCACAAAGATGAGGTACGCTGTAAACAGAAATTAGATTTAATTCTTAGTTCAGGTGTAGATTTAATGAAGTTTGGTTATAATACTAAGTTGTGCGAAATGTTCCCAGAACTTAATAAAAGAACAATTTTGTTTCTGCTAAGAAAATATGATGTACCACATTTTGAACGTGTTGGAAGTAGTGATAAAAATTTAAATCTATGAGTTTGAAACCTCTTTAAAAATTCGTTTACATGGGGATGTAGTTCAGTTGGTTAGAACAAAATTCTGTTAAAATTGAGGTCGCACGTTAAAGTCGTGCCATCCCCGCCATGCATCTGTAATTCAATTGGCAGAATAGCACACTCTTAATGTGAAGGTTATAGGTTCAAGTCCTATCAGATGCACTCTTAATCGCTAGGTACTTCAATCGGTAGAAACCATATTTCATGAATATGTAGTTGGGAGTTCAAATCTCTCCCTAGCGACCATTAAAACTATAAAGGAAGTGTTATTATGATTGTAAATTTAAAAGAGTTTGGAACAAGTTTGGGAAGTAGAGTTCTAGGTAAAGAAGTAAGCAATATGATTAACTTTGAAAAAGAAGATGAGATTATATTAGACTTTAATGGAGTTAAGATGGTAACTAGTTCTTTCGCTGATGAAGTAGTTGGTAAGAACTGTGCTAAGTTTGGTTTACATAACTTCTTCAATAAGGTACAGATTGTAAATACCTCCGAACAGATTAAACTCATTTTAAAGAAAGCAATACTAGATAGATTAGCAGAACAAGGGTTGAACTCACATTAAGGACACTTAGGAGAAATTATGATTAAAGGTAACATCTTTTTTAAACATGACTCAAATCTATACGATTTCCAATCTGTTATAAATTGCTTATATAGCACTATTTCAGAAGAAAATCCTATTGTTGTAACATTAGAATCTAAGAATAGTGTTGGATTTAACTTAGTGGTAAGTTGTGATGAACTGAAATTCACAAAATGGTTTAATTACAGTAAGTCATGTGATAGGTTTAACTATGAGGGAGACTTAATTATGGATACACTATTCAATATTAAAGATGATTTAAAAGAAAATGGTATCCCTACATTCATATGTTTTCCAGTAGAAAATTATCCTGCCAAGTTAAATTATTCACCTTTATAAAAACATTTCCCTATATCTACGTGGTGGAACTGGCATACACGACTGATTCAAAATCAGTTTTAATTGAGAGTTCGAATCTCTCCGTAGGTACTTAATATTGTCTGGTGATGGAATTGATATACATATATGTCTTTGAAACATAGTTTTGCAAGTTTGAGTCTTGCCCAGACAGCCATGCTCTCGTGATGGAAATGGTAGACATAGAGGACTTAAAATCCTCTGCTAGAAATGGCGTGCTGGTTCGATTCCAGTCGGGAGCACTACGAGTTTGAAATCTCGTTATCAAAATTCATTATAGAACTTCTAAAACTCTATTTTCTGAATATGACAAGGAGTTTGTCAAGTTTATAGAGATAACATAGGAAGTTTAATTTGGTGGTCTTTGTATAGTGGTAATACGTCAGATTGTGGCTCTGAACTCCCCAGTTCGACTCTGGGAGACTACCCCATATGCCCTTATGGTGGAATTGGTAGACATACCTGCCTTAGAAGCAGATGCTTAATTGCGTGTGAGTTCGAGTCTCACTAAGGGTACTTTATTTCCTCTTAGCATAACGGATAGTGTGTTTAGTTACGACCTAAAAGATGAAAGTTCGACTCTTTCAGAGGAAACCTAGTTTAAAAATAGAAAGGAATAGTTTATGAATACAAAAGACTTTGAAGTAACAAAGGACTTACAACTTAATAGTATCACTCATGGTAAGGTGAGTTTGGAAGAAGCAGTCAAGTACATTGTAGATTACCTTTCAGCAGATAAACAAGCGAAGTACGAAATTGCCATTGGTACAGACTCCATGACGAGAAGTCAGACAAAATTTGCTCTTGCGATTGTAGTTCACAGAAACACAAATGGAGCAATTTTCTTCTCTCGCACTTTCACTCATTCAAAGTTCAATAAGAACATGTTACATGAAAAACTAGTGAGGGAAACATCTATGTCTATTGACACAGCAGTATTTATCGCAGAAGAGTTGAAGAAATATGGTATTGATGTACTGGATAAGGATAGCAATATTGACTTCCAAGTGCATATGGACATCGGTACAAAAGGTGCTACTGCAGAGTTTATCTCAGAACTAGAAGGATGGGTAACTGCCTATAGTTTTAAATATAAGATTAAACCAGAATCTTATGCATCTTCAACGATTGCAGACAAGTTAAGTAAGTGAGTTTTTGGGATTCTCAATTATCAAAAATCCCTCATATGACTCTGTAGCCAAGTAGAAAGGCTGTGTGCTGCAACCACACGAACGGGTGTGCAATTCTCCCCAGAGCCTCCATTATGGTTTCTGAGCAAGTACGGTTATTGCGTTGGTTTGAAAAACCAAAGAATGTGGTTCAACTCCACAAGAAACCACTTTTAAAATATCTCTGTAGTTCAACGGTAGAATAGTCGGCTCCAACCCGATTGATTGAAGTTCAAATCTTCACAGAGATGCTTTTTATTTTTATCTATTGACAAACTTATATGTTTTGTGATATGATGTATTTGTGAACAGGAGATAGTCAATATGGAATACGTCAAGAAGATTGAATATGCAACGAGAATTAGCACATTATTGCGAGATGCTACCTACCCTATAGTTCTTGAATGTGTTTATTCCAAAGACTATAACGATGTGTATTTTATACAGCTTCTTCGTGTTCAAATGGCAGGAAATAAGATTGTTGTGTTTGGAACTGAACTTAATAATAATTTTGGTAGACGTTGTTCTATTGAGGATGTTGTTGCAGTCTATTTCCAAGATGATAATAAACTAATTAAATTGTTTGATGTAGAAAGATAAAGAAAGAGAGAATATTTATGTTAAATAAGGATACAATCAAGAAGATTACTAAAATTCAGGAACTTTTAGCAAATAAGAAAGAAGGAACATTAGTTGCTCGTCATGGGGCAGTTGACCCAGAAGAAACAGTTTTTAATGCTATTGTAATCAATAATGAGGGTGCTTTTATCACTAACGTGTTTGAACACTATGACGATTCTAGTTATGAAATTCTGGTTAATGTGGATAAGATTACTTCTATCTATCTTCAAAAGCAAGTTAAGGAAAAGTTAATGTAATGGTAAGACTGTTATGATAGTGAGGGATTTAGTAAGTAAAATTTCTGGTGTTGACTATCTTATGGTTTACAAGAATGACGAGTTTATTTGTTATATTTCTGATGAAGATTTAGACAAAGATTTACCCATTTTAGATAGTGAAGTATGTAGTGTGGAAGTTGTTATCTATGACGGTTGGGGTGATGATGGTACTGGTGAACGGTTCATAGGATTCACTTCACACTTGAAGATAGATGTTAAATAGCTGTGGTAGGGAATTTATATTAAACTATAATATCCAGGAGAAGATATTGAATGTTTGAGAAGTTAGTTGAAATTTTAGAGTCTTATGGTGTATCTGTAAGACATAATGACGGTATGGTGTATGCTCGTAAAGATATTGGAGAAGATGCATTGGTTTTCGATATTTTAAAATTTAATGATACTTTCTTGGTTAGAATATTCTCAGAAGATTGTGCTGGGGATTTAACTGAGGTTTGGGAACATGATGTTCCACGTTCTGACGAGAAACAGTTGTATAAAATTGTTGAGAGAATAGAGAAAGTATTTAAAGCATTTGAATGCCATGTTTTAGAGAATGGTTCTGTTAACGAACCTGTCTTGTTTGAGAATATCTTAAACATTATTAATGAAACAGTCTAGGGATATTATTTATGGAAAATATTGATACAATGGTGAGACAATTATCAAATCTTTTAGGTATTGATTTTGTGCAAGACGTTGATAATACCTTCCACGGTGTAAAGCAAATTAATAAGTTTAAGTTAGAGATTGTTTTAAGTCAGACTGATGCAGATTATATTGACATTAATTCCAAGTTGATTGGTAAGGAGAACACCTTCAGTTGCAATACATTTGCACGTTCGAAGTATCACGATGTATTTCTTAGCCTTAATGATATTACACACAATGCAAAAGTGCTTGTTAATTCTATCGAAAATTTCACAAAGTAGAAAATCATACTCACTGTTTTAGAGACTAGATAGTGAGTAGAAACTGCTGTTATACTCAAATTTGGTGAAGAGGGCCGTTTGCTAAACGGTTAGTCCATCTAAAAGTGGAGTGCAAGTTCGAGCCTTGCTAACAGCGCCTATATTTTAAAAGTAAGTGGGATAGTAAAATTATCTCACTTTTTCTATTTACAAAGTCTTTTTATTTATGCTATAATTTATGTGTAAGTAAAGAGAGGTAATCAATATGGAAAACCATGTAATTGTAACAACTGGAACTGTTAAGAAGTGGAGAGATGCAGACCCACAATGGTATTACGGAGCAGGTTACGTTGATGTGCCCGTTAAAGCCTTTAAATGTTCTAACTGTGGTAAGTACATTGGTCTGAAACTATTGTATGGAAATAATTACTGTCCTAACTGTGGTGTGAAATTTGAAGGTACAATGTATGATGAGTTCAAGGAAAAGTGTGATAAGTTAATCGCATACCTCAAGAAAGAAAAGAAAAAGATTGATAAGAAAATCAACAACACGAACTATAAGGTGCTTGGCGAAAAAATTAATGACATTAACTACTACATTAAACATATTACAGATGCATTAAAAGAGTGGTCTAATAGCGAAATCACACATAGTTATTATGAGTGCCAAGAATGGTATGCCGATATGCTTAACGGTGTCTTAACATTTTAGATAAACAAAGGAGAATAGTGTGGAGATAGAGTTAGGAAAGAAGGAAGCATATATAGACCTTAAGTGTTTCCCACATATCTTAATGACAGGTTCTGTTGGTACTGGTAAATCTTATACAATATTGAATATTGTAGCTCAGATATGTGATACAGACAGAAATGCAAGAGTAATATATTTATCTGATGATTCAAAAGATTTTAAGAGAGTTGAGTATCTTTGTGATGGTTCTTTAATTAATAAGACAAATAAGATGAATGAGGGTAGTTTAACTTCTTTACTGCATGCGATTTATAAACAGAATGAGTTTAGAGTTAATTTTCTACAAGACACTGGTTGTTGTAACCTGTCAGATGTTGATTCTCAGGTAAAATGTTACTATATAGACAATAAGAAGTATATGCCAGATGAGATTGTATCTTATTTTGAAGATAAAGAAGAGCGATTTGTATTAGCAAGAGATTATAGCGATACAACTGGAAGCACTATAAGGACACAAGAGATTAAATATTACCCAACAAGAACTTGTATAATTATTGATTGTCTTGATATTAGTGATTATTCAGAGAACTTTAAACATGAGTACTGGAACAGTTTGTTGTGGGTTGGTAGATTAGGAAGAAGCTGTTGGCAAAGTTTAATACTTTCTTCAAGAAATTTATCTTATGAGGATATGCCACGTAACATCATGGTAAACATTCCAATAAAAATCATGTTTGATGGAGATAAAATCACACAATATCGTATGTTTGATAAGGAAGTTGCATTTGTAAAAGATAAATTCCTTATAGATATATGTGGTAGCTTTGGAACTGTGTCAATTTGGTGAGGTATTTTAAATATCTCACTTTTTCTCTTTACAAATACTAAGAACTGTGATATGATAGATACATAAAGTTGAGGTGCATGGTATGTTAGATAAGTCATTGATTAAAGCAAGACGACCATATGAGGATAGATTAGAAATTATCACTCTATGTGAAAGATTGAAGTCTTTTTACGACAAATACAAAGGAACATGTAAAAATATTGTTGCAGGTGGTGAAACTGTTTGGTTTGACAACCCAGAATATCAACGTGATTTAGTTTGGACACTAGTGCAAAAACGAGAATATATTATCAATCTATTTAATGGCATGGCAGAGATTAAACCTACTATTCTATTGTATTATGAAGATAAAAAGGATATTTATGAGGTCTTAGATGGTAAGCAACGTTTAACAACACTATTCCAATTTATTGATAATGAGTTTGCAATTATCGTAGATGGTGAAGAAGTGTACTTCAATGACTTAATTGATACAGATAAGAAGTTTATTCTCAACCATAACGTGTATTGGACTAGAATCATGTCATTTAAGGTGCTAGAACCAATTGCATTAGAAGATAAATTAACGTTGTTCTTAGAAAAGAATTATTTAGGAACACGTATGTCTGATGAACAGATTAATAAAGTACTAAATATGCTAGATGATATTAAGAAATAGTTTAGAGGTATATAATGACAGTACAAGATGTTCTGAATAAACATAAACATTGCAATTATTGGATGATAATAAATCATCTCGGAGAGTGTATTTTAGAAACGGATAACTTAGAAAATATTGATAAAGATATATTAAATAAAGAAGTTGAAGAATACCATAATTATTTTGAGGTATGTACATCAGAAGATTATGAAGGAAGAGATTTCATTGTTGCAGAATTAGATATTCTTGCAATAATATTAGAAAGGGAATAAACTATGTTAGTTAATGAGCTATTAGGGAAATTAGATTGTTCGCACGCAGAACTTGATTATATTGTTATCTGCTGTGATGGTGAGGATACGTGTTTTGGTGGAAATACTTTTAGGGGACAAAATCTTATTAAGATGCCCGACTATCTTAACAAAGAAGTACAACATTTCAGTTTTTTTACTGATTTTACAGAAGATTGTCTGAGTGATATTGATGACGGCATGCTGCCAATTATAACAACTACTCTGTGGATTGAGGTGGAGTAAATATGACTGTAGAAGATTTATTAGACAAAAAGAGTCCAGAGATAGACTACATTGAAATTATCTCATTAAATAAAAGTTTAGGCTCTTTTACTCTTGATGATGAGAACTACGACTATATTAAACCCCATTTAGACAAAGAAGTTAAGATGTTTAGTTTTAGAACTTACGATGACTATACAGAGGATAGTGAGGGTGAAATGTATAGTCTTGGCACTAATGTTGTATTAGAGATTGAAATTTGGGATGAATCCCAGTATGGAAAGTTTTAAGTATATTAATTTAAGTGAGGTAAATGAAAAATGTGGTTAGATAATCAAGAGGATTTAGTATTACTAAAGAGTGAGACACTTCGTATAGAGGGGAACTTTTTAGATTGCAAGTTAGATTACACGCACTACCTTTTATCTGGGTATTATGATACAGATAAAGAGGAATTTGGTGTCGTGCTTGAGGAAAATTATGAGTTGAAATATGATAAACGATTCCCTCATAAGCAGGAAATGGAAGATACATTCAAAAAAGTTGCAACCAATTTAACGAAAATGGGTAAATGTATTGACAATATTGAAAATTGTTTTTTGAATTAGGGGTTTTTATGAACATTGATAAACTTGTAGGTATCTGTACTCAATTTCCTGATGTGAGAGTTATGGCGATAGGTGACGAACAGTTGGAAGAGAACTATAACACTGGGTACGGAAGTTGGAGAGGCAGTTATGATGAACCTGCACTATTCTTTAATGGTGAGGGGTATATAACTCTTAAAGACTTAATTCCATACTTGGATAAGTTGGCAAGTGGGGTTGAGTTTGAAGGATATAAAGGTGGATTATTTTCATATTCGTGGTATTCTCCTATTCATTTTGAAGATGATGGATGGTGTTGTTGTGATAACAAATTAATTAATTACATCCACAAAGATGATGTAAGTGAAGATTTGATTAAATATTTAGGATAAGGTAACAAAGAAAAATAGTTTGGGTGGGGGTAGAGTATGAGTAAGATTGCAAAGATTTTAGCATATATGGATAAGAATAAGCGATATGAATATGCTTTGGAGAATCGAAAGCTGAAGATAACGTATCAATATGGTATTTTTGAGGACTATTTGCAGATGGAACTAATACTTTCTCACAGTTATCTGTGCTATACTGGAGATGTACACATCTATGATTCTGTGAAACACAGTTGTATTTTTAGCGACCAATTCCGATGTGACACAGAGGAAGCTGTAGTTAATGTTCTCAAAGAGTTGGAACATTTCGGCACAAGAATTAGAGAGTTTGAATCAAGTCTAAGGAGAGAACTAAAAAGTGCAGCAAAAATTTAGTTAGCCTATTGACCGTGATGACTATTTATGGTATAATGTTCTTGTAAGTTAGGAGATTATTTATGAACTATAACTTAATTGTAGCAATTCCACCAATCATTGTAATTATATCAGTAGTTATGGCAAGTTTTAGAGTATTAAGTGGGGAATTGGGCTTCGGCAGTATTAGGTCGTTAATGATATTTATGATAATTTCTTTAGGTCTCATATCAATTTGGTTGTATATAGTAAGAGATGAACAAGTATTTATGAGTAATATTTCTATTCTTGCAGATGTCTTTAAACACAGATTAGAAACAGTCACACATGTGGAATTAATTTTGTTAGTAATTTTAGGCGCAATCCTTTTTAAGAAAGTGTCTTAATTATATTGACAAAATAATGGTCTTAGTGTATAATATCTAAAGAAAGAGGTAACATATATGTCACATTTCTCATTGCTAGTAGTAGATACAGAAAATAAGAAGTCAGTAGATGAATGGATGACTCCGTTCTACGAAGGTCTAGAAAAAGATAGAAGAATTGACTGGACAGTTCAAGATGTATTAGGTTATTTCAAGAAAGAAAATGTAGATTTCCCATACGACCATGTAGATGAGTCCAATCTTGATAAATATTTAGAGATTGCAAAAGAATTAGACTTTAATACAACAGAACATGATACTGAAGGTAACCTATATTATTTAGGTAATAACAATGCCAAGTGGGATTGGTATCAGATTGGTGGCAGATGGTCTAATGTATTACGGAAGTTAGATGGCACAAGATGTGATACGTGTGAGATAAAAGACTTAGACTTATCGTTAGATACCGAACTATACAATGAAGCAAAGCGTTTCTGGGAAGTTGTTGTTGATAAGCAACCACTCACAGACGTTGAACGCCCTAATGATTTCTTTGCAATGTTCAAACCAGAATACTACATAGAAATGTATGGCAATAAAGACAACTATGCTAAGGACTGTGCTTCATTTAGTACGTTCGCAATGTTGTTGGATGGTGAGTGGCACGAACAGGGAAAGATGGGTTGGTTTGCAATAAGTGATACAACTAAAGAATCTTTAGAAAAGTTCACAGATTTCATGGATAAGACATTGAGAGATTTAAAAAAGACACATCCTAATGCAAAAGTAACGCTTGTGGATTGTCATATTTAGAAACTATTGACAATCAAAGATAGGGGTAGTATAATAATATCGTCATGAGTACTGACGTTAACTGTACTTCGGATTGACACCACCGTGATGAACATGCAATCGTACAAACCACGAACGCTATATCAAGAGGATGTATCATAACCAATATTGGTTTGTGGCTCTATGACATGAATAGCCAAACAATATATAAAATTCCAGTTATGAACATGTCTACAAGAGGCCTTTGGAGTTGTAAATGGATTGCCGAGCACTGGACAATGACTTTCCACACGCAACACTAATCTAAGTCCTATGAGAACAAAGTCCTGTATTTGAGGGTGGAATACCCTCGATGTAAATGAGAAAGAATGGGTTAGAGATAGTCCTATCAACTGTGAAAATCATGTGGGCAACGGTTGATGAAAACTCCATTTTGCCGGAGCAAGGTTGGTTTTCGGAGGTCATGAACTGAAAATTGTTGGTTCGATTCCAACATCCGGCGCTTTTAATTTTAGGAGAAAAATTATGGCTGAGTCAAACGTATTATATCACATTGCACAAATATTATATATCGTTTCGTGCTTATCTATTTGGAATATGTTCTTCTTGTGGTATAAGAGTAAGAATAAGGGGTTACTATTTGTTGCGGTTGCTCAAATTACTGCTTATATTCTTATGGGAATTAGTGTATTTGATAGAACATTTAGTGCAACTGATGTATTTGTGGTATCTACTATCTCTATATTAAGTCTATTCTTGAATAGTGCTTTGATGACAGCTAACCTATACTGTAGTAGATTTAAACCAATGATTGTAAATGCTATTATGTTATTTGTTAATATTGGTTTATTCTTAATGTTCATCGTTAATGCGTTTTTATTAGGACTTTCATAAGTCCTTTTTATTTTGTAAAAGTATGGAAATTTTAAATAAGTTAAATTAATTAAGGAGAGAAGCTTATGTTAAAGGGTGAAAAATGGTTTGATTATGGGTTTGATGGTGGTTGTACTACAACTAAGGAGTACGAGCAGTTCCAACGAGATTGTAAGTCAGACCTAAAGAAGATGGCAATCGAAAACGGAATGGAATTGTATGACTTTAATAAGAACCATTTTTGTTTTAGTGCTGTTTTAAGTGATGGTGAAAAGTTTGTCTATGTCAGTGTTAGTGATGTTAGACACTTTGGCTGGGATAGTAATACTAGAATCCTAGTTAGAACAATGCGACACGCAAAAGACTGGAGTGGTGGCATGAACCAGTACTGTACTTGGAATAGAGTTGGTGAATTTGCTAGAAAGTTAATAGACCGTGATTATGCGAGATAAAGTTAAGGGTTATATAAAAATACTTAATTAATAAGAATAGAGATAGGTAGAAATTATGAAATTATTGGAACTTGAAAAATTAATCAATTCCGAGTATTTTTGGCTTGGAGATACAGAAATTACTGGTTCAACCCTTATTATTAAAGAGGTCAGAGATGGATATACATTTGAATTAACAATACAGGAAGAAGATAATCTGTATCATATTAAAAAGAAGATGAATGTATTAGGGGAAGAAACTACAATGTCTTTTTCTTGCAAACCACACATGATTGAGGGAACTTTAAATAGATTAGCACTTGCAATCATGAATGCTGATAAGGTAGCAGGTAGAGTTATCAGAGATTCTTTATACGATATATTTGTTACAAGAAGAATGAGGGTTGATACAGTTGTAACTAAAAAGAAGAAAGAAGTATTTGACTTTATTTTTGGTCAATTAACTTTATCTCTTGAAGATAATCTGGTTAAGGTATATTATAAAGACGATACAGACTTTAAGACTGATAAGTGGGATACGATTGAGTGTGAAGATGAAAATGTTGCATTTGATACATATAACTATTCCTGTTATTTAGCAAAAGAAACAGTTAAGACACTAAAGAGTCTTTATTCTGTAATATAAGTTATGCTATTTATTTATTGAGAAGATAGGAGAAATAAATTATGAAAGACTATTATTTTGAAGTAGTGAACAAAGAAAAATTTAGAGGAATGATAACTGAGGTGTGTTATGAATATGGTCTAACATACATGGATACAATTCATGAGCTTATTGGGGGAGTTACTGCATATTTAGACAATACCTTATTAAGAACATTAACTCCATTCCCACGTTTAATGACAGAAGGTATACCAGTTGGTAGTGATTCCCTATATGTTAAGGTGTACTTAGATTTAGGAGATTATGGTGAGAGAAAGTTACTATATTCCTTTACATTAAATAGTGGCGAGTTTAAAACAATAAAATGTTAAATAAACCACTTGACAAGAATTGTGAAATTTGCTATACTTGTTATGACTAATATCTTAGGTGGTTATTAATCATTTAAAATTGAATAGCACTGTCAACATAAGAAATTTGTAGGAAGAAGTAATAAAATTGGAAAAGAATGCGAAAAATTTTGTAACACTTAAAATTAAATATGCTACGGAGGATGTAAATATTGGGTATATTTGTCACATTCAAAAGGATTTTAATAAGGTTCTAAGATTTACATATAATAGACTCTGTGAAAATAGCGAATACTCTACTAAGGAACTGACTGCTTTTCAAGCTAACCTTAACAATGTAAATGGCTGTAAATCTCACTTAAAATGTTCTGCAATTTATAAGAGTAGAGAGCTTTATGCTATTAATAAGGTTTCAAATCCTCAAAAAGTAATCTTTGGTGGGAGAAAAAACTTTATTGACAGATGCCAACATAAAATTAGTAAAGAGGAATTTGCTAAAAATCGTACACGTCCTATTTGTTCTATTGGACAAAGTAATAGACATGGAAATAGACTATTTAAAATTATAGATTTGCATACAATCCTATTTAAACCAGATAGTGAACACCATATTCAATTACATCTTAACAATGTTGGTAAGAATAGAGAAAACCAGTTATGTAAGTTGATTGAACTACAGAACTCAAATTGTGTTTCTCTCACTTACGAACTAGATTTAGAATATGTGTATATAACATTTGATAACTCTATATTTGAAAATAATAGATATTCAATTAAGAAAGATAGAACAATGCAGATTGACGTAAATCCAAATTACATTGGTTGGTCTGTTACAGATTGGAGACAAGACTATAACTTTCATTTAGTTGCAAGTGGGATGTTTAGTCTAAAACCCTTAAATGATTATGAGAACCACATATCTGTTAGTTCCGTTTCAAACGAGTCGAAGTATATAACCAATAAGAGAAGGCATGAAGTAATAGAGATTGCAAAGGAACTATTTAAACTCTGTAAACATTATCATTGTGAAGTGTTTTCTATGGAAGATTTGTCTATGAAAACAACTAACATTAATAGTGGTAGGAAGTTGAATAGACTTATCAACAGTCAATGGAATAGAAATCTACTTTTCCAGCAAATAAGAAAACAAGTGTTGTCAAGTAGTACCACTTTAGTAGAAGTACAACCACAATATTCAAGTATTATTGGAAATCTTGTTAACCGAAACTTAGCGTTACCAGACCCAGTATTAGCAAGTATTGAGATTGGTCGTAGAGGACATGAGTTCTCTTGTCAATATATTTTTAAAAGACGACAACAAGGAAAGACGGTAGTTCTGCCAAAATTAGAAACAGTAAAGAAGTCAATTATCCAGTCGTTGGAAGAATTGGGTATTGATGTTCCTGAATTTAATGATTGGAAAGAATTATGGTCTGTTGTCAAGAAATCTAAAGTGAAATATAGATTTCCTATGCTTTCACATTTTGAAAGTAGTCCTTTTAGCAAACATTATAAACGGTGGTATAAAATTATATATGAGTTTTAAAAATCCAATAGTGTTTGTATTTTAAGAAAAGGCTCGGTGTAAGATGGTTTAATTGTATTTCATTCTCTCATCGTCAGAGTTGTCCGTAAAAATAAGACAACCAACCTATTCAAAAAACTGCTAGGCGGGGGCAACACCTCACGGAAACCAAGGATAAGAGAGAATAACAATCTTCACATGGGGAGAAATCTCTATGTCTTTTTTATATCTACATGTCATTTCATGTTAAAAATGCCTATTGGGCTTGGGCTATAGGGGAGATATACTGGAATTAGTTAGCCAGATATTAATACAATTCTTTTGATGGACATAGACTGTTCAGACTCACACGTTTTTAGTGTGTAATTTCTATAAGAGATATAATTTGTGCTTTCAGATAGGCATTTTATATCTCTTTTTCAGTTCCCATACCTAGTTCACCTCTCCGTTTTTAGTTGCAATTGTGGATAACTTTTCCACATAAATTGGTTTAACGAACGTTTTACTGTAAAGTCTTGAAACGTGAGTGGTTAGGTATAAGGAATTAGTCTAATAAAGTAATTGATAATAAAATAGTATTGTGGAATTTTGACATTAAGAAAGAAATTCTTTAGGAATCTGATATTTGAAGTAGCTAAAGCTGTAAATCTCATGTAAATGAGTATAATGTCTAAATTACACTACGATGTGAACATGAGCCATGGCGAATAAGTGAACAGAGTATGCTAGTGAGAGATAAAAAGTAGGAAATCTTATATATTTAGGAGTTGCTTTATATATAATATGTGATATAATAGTGCTTAGTAAGGAGATATTTGTGATAAATTCAAAACGTAAAGGTAAGGTTGGGGAATTAGAAGTAGTTAATCTATTAAAGGATAAAGGGTTAAATACTAGACGAACTCAGCAATTTAGTGGAAAAGCAGATGGCACTTCCGATGTACTTTGTGAAGAATTAGGTAATTTTCACATAGAAGTTAAAAGAGATGAACATCTGAATATTGAAAAGGCATTACAGCAATCTATCAGAGATAGTGAAAAAGAGAATACTATTCCTACTGTCTTTCATAGAAAGAACAAAGAAGAATGGAAAGTGACCATGAGACTAGATGATTGGTTAAAATTTGTGCAAGGTAAATAATTAGAACGGAGAAAATATAAATATGGCAGAGAGTAAAAACTTATATGAATTGACAAGTAAATTAGAACAAGTTGGATATGATTATATGTACACTGATGATACAATTGTAACTTTAAGTCCAAGCAGTGACCATTGTGTTAACTTAATAATAGATGTGGTGGATTTAGAGGATTCTGTATCATTTAGGATTGACTTAATTTGGGATGATGTAACTATTAAATCTAAGAAATACCAAAAAATTTCTGTTTCTAATGCTATTCTTATTTTAACAAATATATTGGAAAATATTAAGGAAATTGATACAAAAGCACATCGTTGTATAGATTCCTTTGATACTATTATGTACCCTGTTGGTGTTGGAGTAGAAAATGCTGTAAAATCCATCAAAGAAACTCTTAGAAATTGTGGTGGTAAATTTGTAGGGGGTCATCTTTTCCGTATTGAACGTGTTGGTGGCGAGTTGGAAGTTGAAGTAAACGAAGCGTCAAAAGTTGTTGAAATAACCCTCTATGATGGGGATAGCTATTTTTCAATTTACAGAAGAGAAATTGATGTAAGATATATTAAAGAGATGTGCGAAGAAATTAAGGGTATTGTAGATAAATTTAACCAAAGTTTCTTGACAGAAGATGAAGCTGTTGAAACAGTCTTTAAGGATATTTAGGTGGTAAATGGATATGAAATTTGATGAGGTTAATTGATAATGGAAGAAGTTAAAAAGTTGAGTGATATTGATATATCAGACCTATATATGATGGTTAAAGATGCTTTACCATGTTGGGATGTGAAGAATAATATGGGATGTATAGAGGCTACATATGCCTGTGGTTTAAATGATTATCCCATTGTTTTCACTATAAAGAGGGTGTTAGTTAACATCTTCACAGCACATTTAAGATGCGAGATAAATCCATTTATTTGTTCTGATGTTGAGGTTAATATAACAACATACGAAGAACTAGAATACCTGTTAGATTCTCTTAGACGAGAAGTGAACAGTGATATGATTGATGAATTAGAAGAGAAACTAAGTGATGAGATGCATAACTTCTTCACGAACGTAGTAGCATAGGTAGGTGATAGTATGAGATATGAGAAAATAGTTGAGTATGCAAAGAGCAAATCTTTAGTAGTTTCAGAAGCACTTAGTAATGGTCTTAAAATGAACTATGAAGTAGGGGATGTGCATATTAATTTATTTATCCAACCAAAAAACTCTGAGGAAACATGGTTTGCAGGGTATATTCATTATGCGAAATATGATAAAGGTAAGAAGTATGAATTTGAAATACCTAAAGCATTAAGAACAGATGATGAGATAATTAAGTTAATAGGAGTATCTACCACTATAGCAGATAAACTTAATATTGTGAATGAACAACTGACAAGTATTAAACAGCTAACTAAAGAATTAACCAACTAAAACGAGGTGAGTTATGTCAAACGAAGAAATGATAAAAGAAGAATTAGAAAATTTGGGTTGTAAGGCTTTAGATGACACACACTATTTAGACGGTATACTACCATTCATAGATGATACATACCGCATATTCATTAAAGTTTTTTTATTTGAGAATGACACAATTGGTTTCCATGTATACCTAACGACTGAAGATGTTTATAAAACTATCTTAGTTAGCAACCAAGTACCATTTAATTCTAGAGGAAAAGTATTATCTGAAATTAAGAATATTTTAGAGAAACATCATCAGTTAGTTAAAAAGTATGAACAATACCAAAATACATTAAGCTTTATTCAAGAGAATAATGAATCTGAAACTATACAAGAGGAATTTATCTCCCACTTTTCACAGTTTGGGGTGAAAGCATTATGTGGGATAATTGTGTATAGATATTTTGGAAAGATGATTATATCATTAGGAGATAATCTACATTTAGAAGTATTTATTTCGTCAGATAATTCACCAAAGGTGTGTGTATTTAGTGCATTATTAAATAAAGGAAACTATAAACTAGTATTTGATAATGTAGACGATTTAATCCATGAATTTAAGGAGAAATCTCCTGATGCTGATACCTACTTAGAACTGTTAAAGGAAAGTATATAATATGTTTGAACAAGAACTAGTTAATTTAGGATATAAGATTGTTAAGAAGCATGATGTTTTAGATATAACGTTTGAATCAGAAGTGCTGAATGGGTTTAAATTATGTGGAAACACTTATATCTATGATGAAGATGAAGAACTTGGATTTAGACTCGGTATTGGGATTGGATTATATATTCAAAATGAAGAATTTAACGATTTTGAGGAATACGGTACACTATATTGGAAGGTTATTTATGATTTCAAGAAAAATTTACCTAGTTTGGAGTCTTTAACAGATAACTTTAAAAGGTATTGCGGGAACAGTGCTAAACCAGCAATTGAGTATAACTTTGAGGAATTAATGGCTTTAGATGAGAAGATAACTGGCAATACATATAAGTCTATAAAAATTTAGGGGTAAAAATAATGAAATTAAGTGAATTCTCAAAGAGTGAGTTAAAAGAGATATTAACTAAACAGGGTTGGGATAACATAGCGATGTGGGGATATGAGACTACCGCTGTAAGTGAACTTGGGGTATATAGATTATTCTTATCTGTAAACTACCTCTCTATTGATGATGTCAAACTTGGCCTAACATTATTCAGAAAACTGGGTTTAGATAATACTTTTAATCTTCACGAAAAGTATATTGGGCTAGATGATGAATTATTTAATTTAGAATTAGTAAAAGCAGAAAGAACTTTAAGAACATTTGAAAGATACTATACTTCTGGTTGTGAAGTACTTGTAGAGGAACTTAAAGAAGTGTTAAAGGGGTAGATTATGATTGACAAGACAATGGATGAAATTAGTGAAGTAGCAAGTAAAATTTTAACTGGTTGGCAAAAGGAAAAGACAAGATGTTGTGCAAGATTTACTTTGGATTTATCTGGTGAGTGTTATCCAGGCCTTTCCGTTGAAATTTCGGAAGATGTAAGTAAGACATTTTATGTAAAGACATATTGTGCAATAACTGGATATGTATGTGGCTATTATCTAAAACCAATCAATGACTATGATGAGTTAGTAACTTACTTAACAACTATTAAAAATAATGTCAACTTTGATATGGAATGTGATTTAGAAACAGAAATAACTAGTGTTATCAATGACTATCTTAAAAGATTGCTTGGTTAGGTAGGAAAACATAATGAGTGAAACTAATAAAAAGACAGTAAAACTAAAGTTACCTAGAAATCCTAAAGAAAGCTCACACGCTTTTAAGCTATGAGATGAATTTAGGCAGAAGCGATTGACAATAAAATACACTTTGTTGTATAATATTGTAGAAAGGAGAAACATGACATGTCAGAAGAGAAAAACTCAAAAATTAAAGACACTTTACGTGCCACAAAAGAGCGACGTTCTCAAATGGATTGTCTTGTTTTCTCCGTGAAAGTTCAAGAGAACAGATTATCTCGTGCTAAGGAAGAGAAGTTAAATCGTTGTTTCTTAGAAGCTAAGTGGTTGCGTAATGCTGTGGTAGCAGCCGACTCACTATCTCTTGAAGATACTTCACATGTTCAAGTTAAGGTCAAAGACACTTTTGAGGTTAGAGAGATTAAAAATCTCTCCTCTCAAATGAAACAATCTGTAGTCGATAGTGTAAAGACTGATGTCTGTAACTTGTCGAAAGCTAAGAAGGCTGGATTGAAAGTCGGTAGACTCCAATACAAGCATGAGTGCAATGAGATTAACTTAAAACAATTTGGGCACACCTACGCCATCAAGGGTAAAAACAAGATTAGAATTCAAAACATTGGCATCTTAGTTGTTAATGGTTTAGAACAAATCAGCCTAGATGAAGTAGAGTTTGCAAATGCTAAACTTATTAAGAAACCTTCTGGGTTCTATATTCATCTAACTGTTTATACCAAGAAACAATCTCAATCTAATACTGAAAAAGAGGTTCTTGGTTTAGATATGGGTATCAAAGACCAGCTCACATTTTCTAATGGAGTTAAGGTAAACTTTTACTTGGAAGAAAGTGAACAACTGAAAGGACTGATGAGAAAACTTTCTCGTCAAGTTAAGGGTTCTAACCAGTACAAGCAAACCTTAAGCCGAATTAAACGAATCTTTGAACACATAGATAACAAAAAGAGTGATGTAGCAAACAAGTTAAATCACGTTTTAAAGCAAAACTACATCATCTGTTTCCAAGATGAATTGTTAAACTCGTGGAAACGTAAGAAATCTAGATACAAATTTAGTTTTGGAGAAAAAGTCCAACACGGGATTTTAGGAAGAGTTAAGAGTGGCTTGAAAAAGAACCCATCTAACGTAATGTTAGAAAGTTCTGTTCCTACAACTCAGACTTGTCCTGTGTGTGGATGTCTGACAAAACATAGTTTAGATAAAAGAAAGTATCATTGCGAACATTGTGGATTTGAAAACTCGGACAGAGATATTCATTCCGCAAATATGATGGTATTATTGAGCGGGTATGGAACGTATCGCTCATTAAACACGGATACTGTTAGCACCAACAAACTAGTAAGCCTTTTGGCTAACCTGGAGAGCGTTGGTGTGGTAGTTACTGCCAACAGTATGGAAGCCGACTGCCTTTAGGCGGTGGGTAGTTCACCTGAGGGAATATCACTACCTAATGGAGTGGAACTTCCAGAAATTGAAGTTAGTGAGGCAACTATTAGAGAAACTATTATTGATGATAATGGTAAAACCTATGAAGTTGAAAAAAAGATTGAATTTCCAGTAATTAAATAGGAGAAGAATAGAAATGAGCACAAATGCACATATTGGAATTAGTAGAGGAAAAAATAAAGTAGAGTTTATTTATCTACATTGGGATGGTTACCCATCTTATGCTTTAGAAATGTTAAAGGAGCATTATAAGGACCGTGAGAAAGTAGAGAAGTTAATTGCATTAGGAGATATTTCTGTTTTAGATGAAGAAGTAGACATTCCTAATGGTGTGGAACACTCTTTTGAGAAACCACATGAGGGTATCACAATCGCTTACCACAGAGATAGAGGTGAGAGTGGTTGCGAAAGTAGAACAACTACATTAAAACAGTTCGCTAAAGATATTGAGTATGCTTATCTCTATAAAGATGGTAAGTGGGAAGAATATGAAGAGCCTAGAAAGGAATACTGAGTGGAGTTAAAAGAGATTTTTCCAAAGATAAAGAGTATTTTGTCTGATTGGAATGTATCAAGTGAAGTAGAAAATATTATAATCTTCTCTCATAGTCTAAGTGATTATCAATTTAATATTATGATTACTCCATGGACTAAGGATACGATACATGTTAGTGTGGGCTGCTTTTTAGGCGCATATGTTTATTCAGCTTTTGATACTAAGTTTTCTACTAATGAGGAACTAGAGAAGTATTTAAAGAAGTTGGTTAGTGTAATTAATGATGATTTAGTAGAAGAGTTGAACACTGACTTGAAAATCGCCTTTAACAATACTTTTAGGAGTAGAGTGCATGGATAGTTTGGATGTTGAAGTAATTAAAAAGGAAATAATTAGTAAAGTAGATAAGTTAGGAGATGACTATACAACCTTCTCATACGCTAATAAGTTGATAGTACATCACAGTGTAGAAAAGAATTTAGGTTGTCACATACTTATATATGACGATTACTTTAATTTTTCAATTCAATTTTATGATAATGTTAGCTTTGTTTATCGTTATCTCTTGCGTATGGAGAATGTATCTTATGATAGATTAGATTCCCTCTTAGCTCGATTTGTGGAAGTTTGTAATAAATCTAGTAAGTTTGTTACAAATATCTACAATTATATTGATTCACTTCCGAATATAGTGGATACGGATATTGAAGAAAGTACTGTTTCAGAACAATTTAAGGAACACTTTGGTAAATATAACTCTGTTCAATATAACAGAGTACTAATTGGTAGATATATTGGTATGATTATTATTAGAGATGGTAGTAAATTAACTGTTTCTATTGATGATGGAACTGAAAAGGCAATATTCTGTAAACCAGTTAATCAAACAAATTATGTTGAAATATTTAACGAAGTCGATGAATTACTTGTAGATGTTTTAAAAAATCTTCCAAGTGATATAGGACACTTTAGAATGTTGGTGGAGGAGGTAGGATAAGATGGAAAATATCAACAAGATAGAAACTGAATTAGCAACTAAATTAGAAGAATTAGGGTTCTATGTAAAACATGCTGATGGATGGATTAGTTACGTGCATAAAGAGACCTGTTTAGATGGGGGTATAGTCATACTCGATAATGAGATTCGTTGTTCACTAAAATTCAGGGTAGTAGGAGATTACCTAACCCTGTTAGACCACAAACAGTTTAGTTGTTCTAAGATTGAAGAGTTAGTATTTTTGCATAGTGCAATAGTAGAATATCTTACGGAATTAGAGAAATCTTCTATGAATTTTTACAGTACAATGCAGTCTACTGGAATGATAGTAGCTAACCAGAGTGTAGTTAATAACTATTTAGACCACTTCAAAGACAGTTATTATGACACTTGTGCAAATAATACGTTTCTGTACTATGGAGTTTCCTACAACTTAAGTGTTCAGCTAACTGATACTTTAGAGTTAGTTGTAACCTTATATAATGAGGATAGTAGAAATGTGATATATAATAGTCAATTGGCAGTTGGAACTTGTGAGGAAGCCTTTGACACTGTTGATGGTTTAATAGAAGATTTTAGAGTAAGTTGTGGTAGCTATGGCAGTCTAATTAAGATAGTACAGAATAACACTTTATAGTAATGTTTGATGAGAGGAATAATTGGTATGAGAGTGAACGAAATTATTGATAAACTACATGAAGCAGATTTTTATATTTACGAAGAGGAAGCAACCTCAATCAAGTTCAACCATAACTTTTTGAATGGATGTAATTTGGCAATTAGTCTTGATGGGGAAATTGATTTAATAGATGATTCTACCTACAACATGAAACTTGCACTGTATAATAGTAACTGGGAAGGTACTAATCTAGTTAGTGGAACAGCACGTATTGATGATACTGACTTATCAATGGATAATTTCTTAAGATTTGCTGAAAGAGTGGATAGACACATTCAGGAGATTTTCTCAAAACAGTATTATCGTTGTAGAGAATATCCTGTTACAATCATTAAAACTGAACCAAAAGAGTGGGAAAAGAATATAGTATCAAAGATTACAGAGATTTTAGTTGACAATTGGTTTGTTGCTAATGACAGTGGAGAATACTACTCTAAAGAAGTAGGTGTAGTCACTGTTGTGGTATTTCCACCTACTACCACAGACTTAACGATGCGTATATGTTTGCTACATTACATCACAAAAAAGGATGTATATTATGCAGAGTTCACGGAAGAAAATAGTAAGGAATTGTTAGATAAGTTTGATTCCTATTTAAAGGAACTGCCTAAGACATTTCTATCTATGGATGAGATTATTTCCTCTGTAAGTGATTATGCTATTAAGCATTTATAGTTTTGAAAATTAAAATGTTAATTCAACAGTTCTTGACCTTTTCATTGAAATGTGTTATACTACCTGTGTAAGGTAGGTAATTAGACATGAGTCATTGTTCAGAAATCTTAATCGTTAATAAGAAGTCAGAAATTATGGTAGACGCACAAGAATTTGCGTGGCGAAATGCAGACCACGAAGAGTGCGGTGGTAGATACCATGGTAACCTTCAAATTAAGGATATTGAATTTGATTCTTTTGAGGAAGCAGAGAAATATTTAGATTATTATGTTGGCAACTACGAAGATAAAGCAGTTAAATTTAAGGACTGGGAATTAAAGTCTAAGACTAAGAAACAATTAATTCTTGAAAATAAGGTAAGGGAAATCAATAAAGAGATAACAACACTTGAAAGACCTGTGCAAAAGACTATGACATGTCCTCATTGTGGAAAACGTGTTGAAACAACATGGCGATATTTTTGTCCTACATGTCGTGAAGATATAACTCCAAAAACAAAGAAAGCAAAGATACAGACATTAAAAGATAAATTAGTCAAGATTAACTCCGATATTGATGAATTAGAGT